CTCATATAACAAGCTTGGCATACTTGGTTTCTTTTTGTTTTGATCTTATGATCTTCTGTTGGTTGTTGGCATTTAGTACAATTTTTCATTTTGCTTTTGTTTTTTTGTTATTATCATACAACTTCTTTTCTGTTATATCATATAACATATATATAACATATTATACTCTCCCTTTTGTCTTTTAGGGATCTTTTTTTATATTTTTTTAAACTTTTTTTTGTTACTTGTAGAGGTGGTGTAACTGGTACCGCAAGGTTAGATAAGTCGGGTCATTGGAATGATAAAGCAAATGGGAATTGTTTTATTGATAAAATAATGACTCAAAGTGAGATGGATGAAGTTTCTAAAAGAACGTATGAATATAGATACTATAATTAAAAATAGAGGAATAATCATTCCTCTATTTTATCTTTTGTAGTACTTGTTCCTCTTTGTATTGATTTATTTATTTTATCGTATATACTCCACCCATATATTTTAACGAATGATTCGTCCAGTGATCGTAGTTCTACTATACCTATTAGTGATGCTGCTATCTTTTCAAGGCCTAATCCTGTGTTTAATATGTAATGATCTAATAAATATACAGATAGAACCATTATATTATATAGAACTATTTTACTTATAGTATTTCCCATTTTACGACTCGTTATTACTTCACCTGTTTTATGTGCTCTGTATATACCAAATATAAAATCCATACCAATTAGAAATCCTATTGTTAATAGTAATGGTGCTACTGGTGATATCACTGCTATTATAGCAATAAATAAACTATTTAGGTGATTGATTAACCAACTTCTCATTCTGTTTTTCTTTTTTTTCTTTTTCAGTTTTTAGTTTAGCAATATACGCCTCCACCTTTTTCTGATTTTGTTTAGACATCTTTATATTCATAAAATTAAATCCTTTTCATATTCAATCCAATCCACCCCCAGTTCTTTTGCGATTAATCTTTCAATCAACTCTGCGAAGATGTGTTCGTCTCTATAAGGAGCTCTCTTATCGTAACCGGGTTCAGTTGATTCAGCATGTAATCCTTGGTCTCTCTCGTCCTCAAATTTCAAGTCAAACTCCATAATGGACTCTTCTGTTATACCTCTCTTACGGGTCAAGTATTCCTCTATAAGTTCGTGTATCATAATCAAAAACTCATAGTCTGGATTAATTTGTTCGGCAACTTCAATTTTAGTCATTGATTTATTATCAACTTCAATTTTATAAAAATCACCACATGAAGGATACCTCATACATTTATTAAATGTAGATCCATATCTTTTTAGTACCTCTATTGCGTAGTCCATATTAGAAATAACCTGGCCCCCCACCGTAGTTTAATCCATCGTTGCTTAAATTTACACCAGACATAGGTATTTTAGATCTATTTGGTAGATACATACCGCCAGAATAGTTTAGTGATTTTGGTTGTATTCTATCTATACCAGATGTAGTCCAATATTCAAGGTATAACCCTGGGTTATTTACTATATATTCTCTTATTCTGGCTACATAGAATTCTGCCTTACTCTTAACATCATTTCTTAAATACTCCAACTCACTTAAACCTGATGGTTGTGAATAGGTACTATTCTTTGTATTGACTGACTTATTAGTTAAGTGATAGTTTAAGTATGGTAGAATATGATACACTACCCACATAGCCTGTGTCTTTTGAAGAAATGCCGTTAATAAGAATAAATAGTTAGAATTAGACGCATCGTATATTGTATTATTAGATACTAATCCCATCATCTTTTGGTATAGTTCATACCCTATTGTCTGTTGAATGTTTATATCTTGTGCCTCATCTATGAATTTAGTTATGAGTTCAGCATCTACATTCTTATCTATAATGGTATTATCTGTGATATATTCAACGCTTATTAGTCTTGCGAATGCCATATTAGTTTTTTGTTATATTTTGTGTAGGTTGTGCTACTACTGGTTTTTGTATTGGTTGTTGTTGATTTACATTTACTAATAGTTCTGCTTCTTGTCTATCATACCCTTTACTTATTAGTATCTCTACCTTTTGTCTATCTGTTAATGTAGACTCTAATAAAGATAGTAGGTCTGACATAGGTATATCAGTTGATAGGTTATTATCATACTTTTCTAATATTAACTTATCAGTAACCCCATTTATTCTTGCTAAGTAGTTGAATATCTTTCCTATGAAGAATTGTTTTTGAGCCACATACATACTTTGGAATATATTTAGTGACTCTAATAATTCGTTTTTATGTGAGCCTAAATCACCGGTTGTATCTAATCCTAATAGTTTCTTATCAGTTAATGTGTGAGCTGATACTATACCTTCCATCATAGCCTTTGTTAACTCCTGAAATCTACTATCACTATCATTCATTTGAATAGGATCTATTGTAGGTGCGTTGTCTTTTGATTCAGCAAATGTGATTACTACATTACCTGCCGTTTTAGCGCCTTGGAATTCTGTTTTCAATCTCTTTACTATTTGTTCTCTTTCTTCATCTGATTGTGGTACATATGGGAAGTTAATATGTTGTGATGGTGAGAACTGATTTTTAACTGTGTTTAAATGGTATTCGTTTATTTGATAGTTTAACTCCATTAGACTCACACCAGCCAGATATTCTGGTACTGGATACCAGTTATTTGATGAACGGTGTTCTTTTACATAAAGAATTTGTGATGCTTCTTTCTTATTAATAGTAGAAAATCCAGCAAATCTTACTGGTTTATTTTTCTTACAGTTTTTCCAGTCTTCACATACATAATAGTCCTCATTATCTGGGTATGATGTATCTTCATCAGGTATTGCTATTCTCACACTATCAGGTGATATATAGTTTATCTCTGCTATTTTAGTTCTATCTTTACTCCATCTAATGTTTAAACAAAAACCACCAAAGATTACCAAATCCAGTGATATTTTTGCTAATATCTCTTCTAAATCATCTCTGTTAGCCATATTCTTAACGAACTGTATTGTATCTGGCTTCCAGTTAGCGTTAATAAATCCATTTTTACCAATCATATTTGATTTCAAATGAACTATTGCGTTATGTAAAGAAGATCTATTAGTTAGACTGATTAAATAGTTTGGGTATAGGTTGTTTTTACCCCAATCAATCCATCCTTCTCTATTAGGTTTCTCTACATATTGTGGTGTATCATTCACCAAATTGTAGTTTGAGAAGGACATATGTGCCTTGTTATCTTTGTTGTTATCTTTATTACTCATATTATTTATATATTTTTGAATGTGACTATATTACCCATTGATTGTGTAAATGTATTCACTTTTGAATATGTGCCTATTATATTTAATATACCTGTTTCCAATAAGGTACTATTTGTACTTAAATCATATTGGTTTTTTGTTTGATATACTTCATATGTATATACTCCTTGTTGACTCGGTATTATACCGGCTGTTGCTCCATATGTTGCTCCTGGTATTACACTGAAAGTAAACATATTATAATACCAAGGTGCTGGTGATATATCATCATTAGTAAATATATATTCTCTATTAGTATCAGCATCAGTTATTTTCCAAGTAAAGTAGGCTGGTAGTGATGTTGTTCCACCCTGCGTACCAGTGTATATAGTTATATTTTCAGTTAATGTAACTACTACTTCTGTTGGTTTATTTATGTCTAAGTATAGCATTAGTTCTTTTTGTTTTTGCTTGTGATAGGTTCTACTGTATCATCGTCATCAAATAGATCTGGTTCTATCTCTATTTCAGATTTATAGTAGTCTATTTCTTCTTGAAATAAGTGTTTATATGATGTGTTATAGTAGTATGGATACATTTCTGGGTCTATGAATGTAGTATTTACCATCTTGCCTGTGAACGGACAGGATATAAAAGTGTCTAAATGTTCTGGTTTTATTTTCATACTTATATATATTATTTTTTCAATCTTTATTTTATTCATAAAAAAAAGAGAGAGCCTTTTTTGGCTCTCTCTAATTCCTGGGTATTAGGCGGAGATTTGCCGTAGATACCACTTATTATACTATAACTCCTGCTGCTGCTGCGGTAGTGACTTGATAAGCTGTTAAAGGTTCCTTTGCTTCAAAGGTCAATACTGCTCCATTAAGATCTCCGAGTGCTTTACCTGTGTTTGGAGTTGCTGCTGATACTCTTGCGCCATTTTGTGCGCCTACCAACCAGTATAATCCATTTTGGTCTAAGATGATTACTCTCCAAGTACCTTGTCCCAATGCGTTGATTAGGGTTGCTGATGTTGCGTTTAGTTTTTGTAAAGTTATATTTACAGTTTGAGTGTAGAAACTTGTACCATTTTCAGTGCTGTAATTACCAGCCTGCTCAAATGATGCTGTTTCTAATGGTTGGTTGAAAGTATAGAAAGAAACGGTTGCTCCACCAAATGCGGTGATTAGACTTGTACCAGCGGTTGCGCCAGTCATAGTCATAGAAGCCCCATTGAATGTACCGATATACACATTTTGTACTCCACCAATATTATCTCTACATTGTAAGCCATAACCTGATGTTATAAGACATGCCATATTTTATTTTATTTATTTTATTTTAGTTTCTTGGGTGGGTAGTGAGATACTACCCACCCTTTAAACTATATTGGTTTTGTATTAGTTTGATGTACCCAATACGATATATTCGTAGTATGCTGCGTTAATACCGATTTTGAACTTACTTCTAAAGTTAACTGCGTCAGTCAATTCAGAGTAGAAGTATTGGAACTTTTGGTAGTCGTTAGCGTCATCGTAACCATAGAATAAGTTAGAAGCTGGTGTTAAGATGAAGTAGTGCTTACTATTAGTAACTGCGTTAAGTCCAGATGTTGCGCTTATCTTAATATTAGTACCAGGGTGGTATATTTCATACATTAAAGCTCCCTCACTTTCAAGTGCATTGAAGTGGTATAGGTTTGCTTGTCTTAAAGCTCTTACATATGTTCTAAAGTCTGGATAAGACATAAACAAAGTTAAGTCAGGTTGGTCGTAAAGATTTGCTGGTAGTTTATCAGCCATTTGATCTACGATACCGATAGCGTTAGTTAAGTTGTATGAAAGTGTTAAACCTGCTGGTACAACTGAAGCTGATGCTGATGTTAAAATTAATGTGTGTAACAATCCATTACTTAAAGTAGTTGCTGTTGAACTGAATGTTCCAGTAGAAGAACCACAGATTAAAGCTACTTCGATTTGATCTTGGATTTTTGAGATTTTGTCAGCCGAATAAACTTTTGAGAATGCCTCAGTAACGTCCTGGTTATAAGAACCGAGTTTAGCATACATACCGTAGTATTTCTTTTCAAAGTCAGCCACACATAAAATTTCTGCTGATTGTAATTCCGTAACTGTGATAGTGTTTTGGAATGGAGTAACAGAACCAGTTGGTGATAGAACTACACCACAGGTTGGTGCTGTTAATACCAAAGATGATCTGATAGCATTGATTACTTCTGCGTTTTTAATACCAGGTTGGTGAGAGATTTGATCTACAAATCTACCTTTCAATACGATTTCTTTTTGTATTTCTGGGTTAAGCTGATTTACGTAATCAATAAGGTTGGTCAAATTGATGCTTGATGCCATATTTATTTATTTATTTTTATAGATTAAATTCCTTTTACAGAGCTCATTCTTTTTTGTATTTCTCTAATTTCTTCCATAGAAGACATTGAGATTGATTCTACCGTTTGTATCATCTTCTTACCTACTTTTGGTTTTTCACCTGCTGGTTCGTTAGCGATTTTTCTTACGGTCTCACTCATTTCTACTTGTGAGTTCATCATTTTTTCTGTTTGGGTCATTGTGCCCTGTAACATTTGGAGAATTTCCTGAATTTGTTGTTCTAATGCTGAAAGTCTTGATTCAGTATCAGCGTCTTCTGTTGCTTCTGCTTCTGGTGTTTCAGGGTCAGTTGGCATACCGTCTGGCATTCCATCACCCATTTCCATTTTAGCCGTTGAAGCGTCAGATGCTCCACCTACTGGTGATTCTTCTTGTTGTGATGCGTCAGGTGCTGTTATATTACTTACTTTACCATCTGTAACGGTGAATGTTCTACCATCTGTTAATGTGTAGTCTCCGTTATCTAATGGTGTTTGGTTATTTTGATCGTCAACCTGATTGATTTCCACACCCACAGCAATATCTTCACCTATTACAATAAGGTTTTTACCATCTGTTGTAGTAAAGCCAGTTGTTTTTGGTGCGTCAGCGAACATCATTTTCTTGAATTGTTCTCTAATGTTGTCTAAGATTTGGTTCCTATTCATACTCTTATATATTTATTTTTATAACTTTTTTGGTTTTGATTAAAAAAGTTTGCCATTCAAGCCAGCATTATTTATGGCTTCAATTTCTTTTGGATTATTATCGTAATGTGTTTTTATTCCCAGTTCTTTTAACATACCTACTTTATCACCATTCGCATAATGTATATTATTCTCTGGTATTCCTACTTCTTTCGCCACTCTTGATATAACTGGACCACTTTCTTTTTGATTAGCATTAGTAATAATATACAAATCATTCCCTTCTTCAATTAATTTGGTAGCCAGTTGTTTTCCTTCTGTTGTATTTAGTGTTTGGTGATAGTCAAATGAAATCTTTTGTTTAGCATTAAATCTCTTACCTGAGCCAGGCATACCTGACCTCCATACTTTTTCATATTTAGTACCTACTTCTTTACATATATCACAGGGATATTCTCCGTCAAATACATAAGTCCATGTACCTTTACTATAATTACATTTACAATTTGGATGTGTGTGCCATCTACTATTCATATTATCTGGCGGTAGGTCTAATACACCAAATATATATTCAATCTCTTCTTCTGTTAAAGTATCTAATACTTGATCCATAGTAAATTGCTCCTCTTGTGAAGCCATATACATTAGTTTTTGTCCTAATATGCCTTCTATGCTGAAGCCCATTTTATTTAGTTGTTTAACTTCATTGTTCCAGAATGCTTCATCTTCTATTTTAACACATACAAACCAAGTTCCAGTTGGTAGGTCAAATCCATATGCCTTACTTTTATCATAAATAGGGTCAGCCACCATCCAGTGCTCTTGAATATATGCCTTTACTAATGTATTAGAGTGTTCTACATTTATAGACTTATTATTATTCTCCTTAACAAATTTTTGAACTATATGTTTAATAGTTTCTGATGTGAATACTACATAATATTCCATACCGTTATCATTACGATATATCTTTTTTCCAGGTATCATAGCCGGTCCTGCTATTACTTGTTCGTCTGTGTTAACAGAGAATGCCATTTGTTTTTCTTCTTCTGTTGTATCAGCCGAAAAAGCGTAGCCAGATATTTCTATTGCTGGATTTTCTACAATACTTATGTATCTTATACCTGTGTTATCGTCATCGTTAACTACTATTTCGTAGACTGGCAGAGATTCATATAACATTTTTTTCTTTCTTCCCATATTATTTGGTTGTTTTTTTAAATTTTATACCCTTTCTTCTTTTATTGGCTTCACCTATTTTTCTTTTATGTTCCTCACTGAATATTATTTTTCTAATGTGGCTTTTTTTTAACGTCCCAACATACTTCTTTGTGTTTGAACTTCTACTCTACCTTGTGTTCTTGTTATATCTGACTCAACTACATATACTCTTTGTGCATCTCTGTGTCTTGTTGGTGGATTAAACTGAACCCAAGATGCTGGGTTTATACTATTTAAGAAACCTTGTGTATATGATGGCGCCGATGGTGCTGATGCCATAGACGGTGCTGATGGTGCTGCTACTGAACCTCCACCTCCACCTGAACTACCACCAGATGATTCTGCCTTAAAATAAGTATGATCTATCTTTGCTATTTGTACTGCTCCCAGTGCTGCGTTTATAGCGGCTCCCACATAGTTTTCTTCTACTAATGCGGTAGTAACAGAGGCTGCTGTATTCATTATAGCATTGGCATATTGAAGGTTTTTATTTCTATTAAACTTTTTCTTTTGTAGTTCTAATGAAAGCTTACCGTCCTTATCTCTTTTTGATTCATCAATATTGTTTGCTATATCAACCATGTCTGATATTGCCGTCATAGCCGAAGTTGTATAACCAATTATTTTATCAGCGGTATCCATCTTTGCTGCTATCTCTTGTTGATGCTCCTGTTCTCTCGTCATCTTCCTCTTTTCAGCATACTTTGCTTCAATCGCGTCTGTTGCTTCACCTTTTGATTCTGCTAATGCTATCTCTTGATCGTATTGTGCTTTAAGAATATTTAGTGTATCAAATGAAACTTGTTTAATCAGCATTAGTTTTTCACCAGTGTGTATCTTAAACTTTTCAGCGTTCATATCTAATCTGTCTAATTCACTTTGGTCTTGTGCTAATTGTTGGTTATAGTATTCTTCTCTTTTCTTAATAAGGCTAATTTCTATATCAAACATCTCTTTTAATATAGCCTCTTTCTCTTTACCTATATCTTCAAAGTGTTTTTGTGTTTTTTCAACTGCTTGTCTCATTGTTAGTTCAACCACATTTGATTGTCCTAATAGGTATGCGTCAAGTTGAACTTGAAGTTGTTTTTGTTTTTCAGCATTACCATCTGCTAATTGTATTTCAGTCTTATACTTTTCAGTCGTTAGTCTTTCTGTTTCACTTTGGTATTTTAATTGTAAGTCAAGTAATGCTTCTTGGTATTTAACATAACTTAATTTACCCATAGCGTATTCGTTATCGATATTCTTTGTTTTTTGTTTAAATAATTCATCAGCCGATGTTTGTTTATCTTGTAAATCAGATAGGTTTTTTCTTAAATCTATTGCTTTAAGTTCTCTATTCTTTTTATTCTCAAGGGCTACTTCTGTTTTATTTAAATCTTTTTGTAATTTTATTAAATCCTTTTTCTTTGTTTCGTATAGTATCTTTTTATTTTCTTGTGCTGCCTTTATCTGTTGAAATAACATAGATTGCTTCACTTTTTCAGCCTGTATTTCTTCCTTTTGATTGGCTTTATACATAGACCTTATGACTTTATCATAATATGCTGATCTGGATATGGCTCCATCACCTCTTAATATATCTTTTTTCTTTTCTTCTAATATGAAGTTCTTCTGTGCGTCAGTTAAAGTTTGATATAGTTCAATTTGTCCTTTCTTTTGTTCCTCATTTATACTCTTTTGTGCGTTCTGTATATTAGCATTAGATTCGTCTATTAGTTTTTGTTTTTCATCTATTATATCTTGTGCTAATTTAAGTTCTACATCACCTGTGTTAGCCACATCTGTTAGTATCAAGTTATTAGCCTTATCTCTTTCTAATTTTGCTCTTTTCTCACCAATTATTAGTAATGCCTTTTCTCTTTGTTTTATATTTACTATTGCGGTTGCTCTCTTTTCTTCTGCGTCTATCTCTGCTTTTCTTCTTGCTATTTCAATAGTAGCCTTATTCTCATTATAGAACTTATCTCTTTCAGTTATTGCCGCATAGAATTTAGTAGTTAAATCTATTGTTTTTTTCCTTTGTTCATCATCCTTAATACCTAAGTTATTTATTAAAGCAAATGCCTCTGCTGATGATTTCTTTAATATATCTTTTAGTTCTGGATACTTTTCTATTGTATTATCAAGTTGGGTATTGAAATCTGTTTGTGCGTCAGTTATAGCCGTTGTTCTAAGTCTCCATTCATCCAATACAACAGATTCACTATTTAGTTTCTTTAATGAAATTACATTAGCATCTTGGGCTTTCTTTAAATCTCTTTGTGCTTGTGTTAGTTCTATTGTAGTCTTTTTCAATAGTTCTGCCTTTGTATTAGTTATACCAAATGCGTCGCCTATTGACTTAACTGCGTCAATCACACCCTCTATTGTATTACCTAATGCTGTAAATACTTTACCTACTATACCACCTATGTTTTTTAAATCTTCAAAGTTAGCAACTATTAAGGCTATTGCTGCTCCTAATAAAAATATAGGGTTAGTTAGTATTGCTTTACCTAAGGCAAGGAATGCTGATGCTACATCCTTTATACCAGTTGATACATCACCCAACTTTATATTCTTAATATTAGTTGCTAATAGTCTTATACCAGTTGTTGCTTGTCCGAAGTCTAATCCACTTAATGAATTCTTTACCAAGTCTATTGATGAAGATACATTCTCTAATGGCTCACCACTTACGGCTGCTGTTTGTGCTTGAAGGTCTTTTAGTTTATCTTTCAATAAACCGGCTGCTGTTTGTGCCGCTTGGAATGCTCCTTCACTTACATCTTGGTATGTAATTGCCTCACCTTGTAGATCTCTTATCGCTTGTTTAATCTCTTTTAATGAGGTTAAACTCTTTGCGCTATCTACTTTGGTCTGTATGTCTAATATTATTTGTTGTTCGTTAGTTAGTGCCATATTGATATATAGTGTTTTTTTAATTTTTATAGTGGCTCATTCAGTGTAATATGTATCTCTTCTCACTTCTTCTTATACTTTCCATACTGTTAGTATAGTTGATGGTATTGCTGGTCTTGTTGGTGTTGATTGTGTTCCTTGTGCTAATAAACTTATACCTGTATCAGCTGAACTCCAACATATATTAGCGGTATCACCAGCATTAAAATAGTATAACCAGTTCCAAGATAGTACTGCCTTATCTTGTTGCTTACTTATTAATGTTGTAGTATTAGACCAGGATACATCTGTATTATTTTTTCTTAACCATATATCTATATAACTATCACCACCACCTGTTTTATATATCTGTGCTGAGAATGCTATATTATACATACCAGAATATTGGAATGTTATTACATCGTTGCTATTAGTTATACCTACACCATTTGCTCCATCACCATTTGTATTAAATTTCATTTTATTTACTTGACTTGCTGTTGGATTGGTTTGTGTTGTTGTATCATAGTATGTACCATAACTTCTAAATGGAAGTTCTTGCCATCCTATATCTGTATTTACATATGCTTGTTCGTTGTCCTTTGTTATAGCACCTACTGGATATGTACTATCAGTTGAACCTGTTGGTGTATATGTTTGTATTAGATTACAAGGTAGTACTGCTGATTTTATATTTACATCCTTATCATCACCTATTATGAATTGATCTGATGTATCTACAAATTGTCCTGAACCAAATAAACTTACATTACTTGAATATGTAGCAACCACGTTTTCATTACCTTGTATGAATACATTTTGTGATCCTACCATATATGGATCCACTGATACAGTCGGACCACTATTAGTTAAACCACTTATATCTTGAAATATCATACCACCTTGTGTAGTATTACTATCTCCTATGATATAAATATACCCAGTTCCCTCTTGAACTATATTTTTACTACCATTCACTATTACATATTGACCTGTTAATGTATTACCATCACCAAATACACTTATATTATTCGTAGATTGTATTTTATATGGACTACCGGTGTTATTTTGAGAACCACTTATGTAAATATATTGTCCTTTTACATTATTAGCATCACCTTGTATTACAACTTTATTACCATTAGTCAAATTGTATGATCCAATAGTGGTATTATCTGTACCAGTTGATGAATTGTTTGAACCAATCACCATGTTTAAACCATTAGGTCCGAGCACATAGTTATTATTACCTACCAAATGTGTATTTGGGGTATTAACTTTATTATTTGACCCTGCTATTACAGCGACAGAAGTGTTTATCTCATTATTATAACCAGATATTACCTTATTAATAGGCATATTTGGTATTTGTATTTGTGTTTGTAGAAAAGACATATTGACTTTATTATTTTTATTAACCTGCTGCTGATGAACCACCCGCTATTACTCCACCTCCACCACCTGGTAGAACGATTACCGTACCACCACCTGAAAGTGATGTTGAACCTTGGAATTTTCTAATAGGTAGTCCATTTTTAGTTTTCAATAGTGTAACCGTACATAAACTATTTACACCTGGTATATAGTTTTCTATACTATTTACTTTATAATAAGCATCTACTCCATCTATTGTAACTAATACTTGTTTATAGAAGTAGAAGTCATTTATATCTTTGGCGTTTAAGAACATCTGGCAAGTTATTATTCTACTATCTCTATCACTCATTTCTGTTAATAGTGAACTCCAATATGTATTTACCAAGTTTGAGAAGAACTGATCTGTTGGTGTTTGGAAGAATTCTCCTAATGTTTGACCCCAGTTAATTGCGTATGATGGTTGATATGGATTATCATATGGACCAGCATAAGGATAGTAATGTGATTGGCTACCAAATATTATTATCTTATCATCGTTATTATTACTAATATAATTTTTATACAATATTCTCATTTGTGTCTGTACTGAACCATTTGGACCACCATTACTATTTGGTGTAACATTTGAACCACTTACTAATACTGGCATTACAAATCCACCTGGACTTATTAATGTATCACCACCGGCTATTGAGGTATATGAGAATAGTTGTACCAAAGGTGTTGGAGCAAATATAGATTCTATTTTTAAATCGTTTATTAAAAACTCGTTATCTAATGTGTATATAAACTGTCCGTATGTTTCATTACTATTCTGTGTATATTGTTTATTATACCAATCACCATCAGTTTTAAATGTAAATACTGTTCTCTTATTTTGTGTCTCACCTAATATTTGAACTTGTATAGGGTTGTTTATATCTAATTTATCTCTCCAATCTAAAGCATCACCACCTAAGGCATAATAGTTATCTCTTGGTTCTATTATTAGTTTATTACTATTCTTATCTTCACTTCTATCTGGCTCTACATATAAGTTATGTAATCTTATTATGTCTTGGACGAAATCTCTTTGCTTAATGTTCTTTGGTATTATATCGTTAAAGTTAACTTGTTGACCTGTTATATAGTCCATTGATACATCGTTAAATAGTTGTGTTAGTGGACTTGTACCATCGTTATTATACACACCATTTTGGAACTTTGTTTTACTTAATAAGTAGCAAGCCGTAGGTGGTTTATATGAAGTTCTTGTTGAAGTAACTTGTTGACCTGGGTATTTACCACCAATAGTAACTACACATCTTACTCTTTCACCTGGTTGAATAGGTTTATTACCATTCACCATAGTAGAACCTGATGCTCCATACAACGCACTTGTTGTATCACCATCTAAGAATATAGTTTGTAGTTGTAGTTGTTGATACCAATCACCATAACCTGGATGATATGTTGCCTCTTGACCTGTTGAATACCCACTCAATACTGATGGTTCGTCATAACCACTACACCAGAAGCCTACTGATTGTGTTGATGATTGGTTAGTACCATCATTGTAATACCAAGCAAGGCAATCTCCACTCTTTCTTGGGAAGTGAACTGATCCATCACCTGGGTTTCCTAATGCTGATGCTCCCATATTATCAGTACAATATTTACCTAAGTATCTACTATCACCTGTTGGAACTACTAATGTACCATCTGATGTGAAGCAATTTGAGTTGCCATTTATATCACAGACCCAGTGAGTCATCTTTTGAACCGTACCAAATGGGTCATAACATATTGTACCTGCTCCACCTAAGTCTGCTGGTATTTGTGCTCCTGTACCAGTAGCCCATAATGAAGATGTTAAACCTGTTGCTGGGTTTATCTCTCTAAAAAACTCTACCTTCAATATGTAGTTAAAGTTTTGTCCTGTTGCTGTTGTGTTATGTGGGACGCCGTTATCTAAGTTAAATTGATTAGAATATGTCGTAACTATATCTGTTTTTAGAATAAATCTTTGTTTGAAGACTCCTGTTGTTCTATTTTGATAGTAGTTATCAGTATCAAGGTTAGCCACATTAAATGTATAACCACCATTCACATAGGTGTTAAACATTGGATAGTCTTGTTTAGTTGCGTTTATACCCCAAGTAACTATCTGACTACCATATGTAAATGTATTATTTGTTATATTATAATATGTATTTCTGGCACCTGATGTTAAAAATGGATTTATCATAGTTCCACTATACCAAATATATCTATCACTATTGGCATAGTTCTCACCATTCGTAATCAACTTTGGTGTTGCTGTTGCGCCTGAATACCACTTACCTATTAGGTGATTAGTTAGATATGGACCATAACCTGGTAGTGAGTTTTGGTTCATAATACTCATACTTAAACCTAAATGAAATATCTTATCTTGATTGAATAGTGTATTATTCTGGAATGTTTGTTGATAGTATGGTATTACCAAGTTTAGAAATCTTGGATCACTACTTAAAAAGTTTGACTTATATGAAAAGTTATGAAATGAGAATATTTTGTCCCATATAGTTTTTATATAAACTGCTGGTAGAAAATCCTTTACATTTAGATTGTATATACTTAAATTATTCAAATCATCCAGAGTCCAACCATGTCCGTAATCTATTAAAGGAAAATAAACTCCATTTAAATATGAATATGTGGTATTATTCCAAGTTGATTGTATCATTGGTATATTATATGTAAAGTTATACTCACCGAAGTCGATATCAGTCAGTAACTTATCACCCATTGCTATATAAAATGACGCATTATCTGCGTAAATAGTTGCTTCTATCGTCTTATTTTGATCTATATCTGATATATTATACCTTGTGACTTGTATATACCCCTCCAATACTGTTATTGTATCTTCTAATACCCAACATTTTACTTTTAGATTTGGGTCATATGAATAGTTTATGCTATTATCATAGTTAAATCCTATATCTGTACTTAAATCTGTTATGAAACCAAAGATTTCTCTGTTGGTTGGTGTATCTGGTAGTGTAATAGTCTTCGTATATGTACCATTTGTGTTCGCTATATCTTTGATGTTTGCTATTGAATAGTTGATATTAAACGATTCCTCTTGTAATATATCTGCTGATCTATTTATTCCATTTTGTGATACTATTAATTCCAGTGCCATTTATTATTCTTTTTTTTATAATAGTATATATTATATTTCTATTATGGATTTTGAATTGATGTGTCGTATGCGTACTTATAGTTTAACACCATATTAAAAATCCTATCTCTCTGTCTTGTTTTGAATGTGTAACTATTATCTGTTATTATTATAGGTATATTTACACCCTCTTGTTGTGATCCATCAATCATAGTATATCTATCATAGAATATAAATACTTGTGGTGAAGTTAATAGTTGTTGTAAATAGGTATATTGTTCTTCTGTAATCCAATCACTATTTAGTGTGAATGTTTCTGTCGCCGCTATACTTAATGTATTCTGTCCTCTCAACTTTGCTAATGTATAACCTGTTGTAGTTATGGCTGTTGGATCTGATGGATACTTTAAACTATAATCATATTGATATGGTTGTTTATATTCTGTTCTTCTTATGTTTGTAGTTTGTTTATTATCTTTATTAAAGTTCCAATAACACCAAGTTCCCTGTCTATTTAGAAACTTAATACGATAGTTATCATATTGACTACATTTATCTTCACCTACATACCATATTGATGCATAGTCTATTATTGTAAATAAGTGACTATAACCTCTTACAGTTATCTTATATTTATAACCATCTACTATTGTTTGATTACCATCAAATACTTGTAAAGTAAAGCACTTGTTTGGATATAAAGGACCACCTGGCGCATCGTTTAGACTATTATATACAGTAGATACTAAGTTCATACCAGTATCATATGTATCTATTCTCATATCATAAAGTCTTTGTGTTAGTTGTGAGTAGGCTCCTGTTGCGAATGTTAAATCAGCAATAAATCTTATTCTCTCATTTTGTCCTGGTTTAATAGGTATTGCTTGTGATGCTGTTCTACCCCAATCATTCATGAACTGTATGTTAGAAGCTGTTGAAGTATATGGTGCTAAGGAACTTGTATAACCACCACCTGATGCTGATTTCTCTCTCAATAGGTATATGTTATCAAAGTTTATATCTTGTTCGTTCCATTGTCTTGTTCCATTATATGCGTAGAATGTAGAAGATGTACCAGCCATATGTTGAACTGATTGTATTATACCTGACGCTGTTAGTGATATAGCACCTAATGTTGTATTGAATGCCTTATCTATTGTAACAGATGTTGTACCACCACTTACACTTAATGTTAGTATTGAAGCTGTGCCGTTATAGTATGAATATAAACCTGAGTCCATAGATATATTTATTATATCACCGGCTACACCAAATGTATTAGAGGCTGAACCAACCAATTTAGTAGTACTACCTGTTGTACTCTGTACTCCATAGAATGTAAAGTTTGGATTATATTGAATACCATATCTCATTCTATAATTTACTATACCGTCTGCCTCTGGTGATAGTGTTGGGAATGAACTTGTTGGTGAACCAAAACCACTCATCTCATTTACATATCTATCTGGATATGCTGCGACTGAACCATTTGGTAGTCTATTATTATATGGGTATGTAACATATGATTTTAGTATTTGTTCTGGGTTAAATACAAATGTAGCATCTCCTCTCATAGGTACTTTAAATCTACCTGCGTAATCAAATACATCTGTGCCACTTATATTACCAAACTGATTCAATATATATACATCTGTTATTAGATATGGGTCTGTTGCTGCTGTGTTAGTCAAATTACCTGTGAATGTGAACCAGTTTGGCGCATATACAGGACTGAACTTACTTGGTGTTTGTGTTAGAGTTATTGTTGCTTGTGAATATGTAGCCATATTTATATATAGTGTTTTTTATTTTTTTATTTAGAGGCTGTTGTTTCATTTAGATTACCGAATGTCTTATTTATCATTTCATTTAGATCAAGTAATCCTCCTCTACTTAACTTATCTATTAGTGCTTTATTACTAAATATATTCTTCTTTGCCTTCTCTAATACATTAGTTGGTTTTATACCATTCTTTTGTATTCCTCTTGCTATCGCCCAACCAACTTGTTCTATTGTTTTATATTTACCTTTCATTGGTTTTATATTTCTCACCTTAGCCCACTTTATTATAGGTTGAACTGGTGGCATCTTACCACCTGCCTTTCTACCCTTATCTACATATTTTAGATATGGTGCTGCTAATATCTCTAATAGTACCTCATTAGAAGCTTCTACAAGTTTATAGTTAATACTGTGTATTAGTTCTCCTGTTGCTTTCTTATCTGCTAATAATAGTTGTTTAACCAACTCCTTTACATATTCAGCACCGAATTCTTTGATTGCTTGCTTGAAATAATAGGTGGATAGTTTAGATTGTTCTGCCATTGTAGATTGTTATTTTTATTAGTAGGTGGCTCATTCAGTGCAATATGTATCTCTTCCCCCTTCCCTTCTTGTTAGAACTTGATGTTTATTGCCTTCTCTACTTTACTTATTTGTTCCATTGCTATATTAATAGCGTTAGACTCATATCTTAACTTATAGGCATCTATATTATCACATATTTCTATTGCCTTTTCAGCAATAGTTTTTATATCATCTCCTATTACTACTACTGAACCAAATTCTTCCATATCAAATCCAGCATATTTCCAAGGTATAATGTAGTCTTTGTTATCTTGTCTAAATGCTCCTTTTAGTTTTACATTCTCATCATACATCATATCAAATGTAACTGGCATATAAGCGTCATTTGCGTATGGTGACTTCAATATAATCTCTACTCCATACTTACCCAACCATTTTGGTTCCACTATTCTATTTTGGCATAAACCTATTATGATTTCGTCCCAATTGCCTATCATCGCTAATAGTGTATTAGATGGTGGACTACCTGCTCTCATACAAGGGTCAGTAAAGTATGGTAGTTTATTTTGTGTATATCTTATTTCAGTAGAAAAGAAACCTTGATGTTTATATTTCTTTAATACCGAAGAGAATTTATTACATACTTGTTGTATTGGTTGTGGTTGTTCTATTGTTGGCATTGCCTTACCAATATAACCTGTGTCTTTTACTTCTAATCCCCACATACAAGACTTTGGATACTCACCATTAGTAGAATAGGTGTCGTTGCCTATCTCTGCTATACTATCTATTGATGGTTCTATACAGAACTCCATTTTCTCACCTAATGGACCTAATGAGTGTTTTAGATCTGCCATGAATATGTTAGTATTATCTATATTAGTATGGTGAAATGTCTCCATTTCACCTCTATAATATGAAATCTTTACCCAAGCATCCTTTACATTACTTAAATACTTCAATAGATTCTCTATACCTGTTATATATGTTGTCTTAACTGCTGGTAGTCCCACATTATTTAGTTCTTCCTTGAATAATCTCCTATCTGTTTCTATTATATCTGACGGACATCCACCCCATACCATCTTTCCCATGCTTCTAAGGTGTTTTCCCCAGTCGTTGAAATATAAATCAGTGAAGAATACTATATCAAATTCATCTACTCTACCCCAGAACTCATCTACTTTCTCTATTTCTGGGTAGCCTGTACCAACAGCATCTATACCATACCTTGGGAATGGGTTTTGATTAACTGAATGGTAGAATACTTTACTGAAATACTTACTTAAATGTCTTGCTATTGGTAGATACGCCCCACCTATGTTATCACATATACATATTCTCATATCTGATTTCATTTTTATTTGTTTTAGTGTTATCATATTGTATATATTATTTTATGAAGTTGTACTTGTGTATGATTGTAAGTTGGCTGCCGTTAGAGTATTCCAGTTAGTCGTATTAGTTAGTGAAGTAGGTTTATATACCCATAATGTATTACCACCTGAACTATCTATATCTAATACTGTCATATTATATAGTGATTGAGAAGCACCTTTATGATTTAGATAAGCAACTGAACCTGTAACACCTGTTGTTAGTCTTGGTGTTGTTGTGTTCCAAGCCGTTATATTTGTATTACTGGTATATGTTACACCTTCTTTTAGTTTTGTTACACCTGAACCTATTGCTAATGTATTAACATTAAATCCAGAACTACCTGTTAAACCTATAATAGTGCCTGTATTATTCATACTT